ATCTGCAATAGATAGCGCTGTAGTAGCAGCAGAACCAGCAATAGATTGTTCTACATAACCAGCGATTGCTGTATTAACAATGTTTAAATTACTATTAGTTTTATCTCCCCAAACACCGGCGTTCTCGCCAGTTGCCATTAATTCTATACCTAAATCTGTAAATGTTGATGCCATAATTTATTATACTCTTTTTTAATTAATTTTCCATTTATTTTTACGGTGTTGCAGATTCAATTTTCATTCTAATTGTACCGTCTGCATAATCGTCTCTTCTTCTTCTACCTGTCTGTTCTAGTGCAAATTTTTGAGCTTCTTCTTTATATTTTCCATCATATAATTGTAGCATATCCATTGGTCCTTTTAAAAAAGCATAAGTTTCAGCTAAACATGCATATAATAAACCATTTGGAAAGTTTAAACTTATAAAATTAGTTTCATTACTAGAAGCTGCTAATTTAGCAGGCATTACGTTATAGTGTACTTTAAACACATATGTAGCGTTTGGTATTGGAGATAAAAAAATTGCTCCTGAAGTAGTATTTGTATTACCTGTTGCTCCACCTTGCATTGAATAAAATTTAGGTCTTCCTGTAGCACGTGAACCATTAAATTCATCTAAATATGTAACATCTTTTTTTTCTAACCATATAGGATTATTAAATGCTGATGTAGAATCAGCAACTTGTACACCTCTTACAAATAAAGCTCCTGCTGGAACTTGAGCGTGTTCTTGATTAAGAACAAGATTATCTTGAGCTATTTTTCTATATGCATCAACAGGCACATCTCTAAAAATTTTATATTCTGCGTTAAGAACAATATTTTCAATAACAGCATCAGTTAATACTGTACTAGAAACTTCTGTGTAACTTCTAATATTTGTTCTAAGATCTGAGTAACTAATTCCTGACATATTATCCTCTCTGGTTTATTGGTCCTGCAAAGACTAAAACCCCTCCGCCAACTTCTGCACTACTAGCTGAAGAAACTAAACCAAAAGTAAATGAAAAACTATATGATGTAGATACTCCATTAATTGTAACAGAACTTGTTGTTCTAGTTATTATATACGATCCAAAAATTTTTGCACCTAAATTATGTGCTCCTGCTGTTGTGGCCAAAGGAGTCGATCCTTGAATTGGAGCCGATGTCCCTCTAGTACAGCCAGTTAATGTATTACTTGATTTACCTGTATATTGAATAGTTTCATTTTGAAAAGTACCTACTAATAAAGGGTCAACACCTGTTCCAGCAGTTACAGTTTTTTCAATAACAATATATCCACTAGTTGGAAAATTAGAAGCATCTGTTAAGGTTATACTAGTATCAGAAGAACTTATAGTTGTGGCTAAAGTAGTTTCTAATTCAAAAGTATTTATTGCTACTCCTCCCACTTGATTTTTGACTTTCGTAAATCTAATAGCGTCTCCTGTTTGAAAAGGATTATTATTAATTCCACGTGAGTCTTGAGTTATAGAAACAAGCACTGAAGTTAAGTTTGCTGAAGTAGTAAAAGGATTATCTTTTAAAATTATAGGAGTTTTAAATTCAGTTCTAGCAGGTCTGGCATTTATTAATGCTTGAGGATCAGCGGCAAAAGCTCTTGATTGAAGTTGAGGTTGTTTAGATTCAAATTCTGATATATGGACTAAAGCGCCATTCCATTCTTTTACCATTTCATTATAAGGAAACTCTGCTCCAGATCTATCTGATATTGCTTTTGCGTATTTTCCTGATGCGTATGCCATTATATATTAGGGTAATAAGTTTTAGGGGTTATAAATGAACTAGCTGGAGAACCATCTTCAGCTAAAGCTCTTGCTAATTCATCTTCATAAAGTAATTTCATTTGTTGAACTAATTGTGGTGCATATTTTTGAGATAAATAAAAAGCTAACCCTGATGCCATACATGGTACAAATCTATAAGGTACATCTGTTGCATCTGTGTAAGTTGAATCTACATCTTGTATTCTTTTAATATAAAAAAAATTAATAGCTTTAGCAGCGCTAGTTGAATCTGGTGTTGGATAAATTGTAAATGTAGTTTTGTCCACGAACCTTTGAACAAAATATTGTGAAGGTGTACCTTTAGAATTTTTATTTGCTAATGCGGAATAAGCTGATCTTGCTATTTTAGTTAGCCCTGAATCTGCTTGATTTACTGCAGTTCTATTTGTTCTTAAAGTTGCCTCAAGTACATCTGCTACTCCATAAGTATCTGCAGGATTTGTTACTGCGCTTGTTCCATCTGAAGTTGCTCTAAAAAAAATATACTCAGCTTGACCTTCAACAAGGTTAATATCTGCCTCATCTACTTCCCAATAATGCAAACCTCTATTACCCCATTCTTGAAAAAGAATGTTTAAAGATCTTCTAGCTGTTTTTAATTGATATCCTGAAACACCTTGTAGACCTATTCTTTCATAAGCCTCTTCAATTATTTCATCAACAGCAAAAGTTTTATCAAAAGTAACTGTGCCTGACGTTGTGTTGGCCATAAGTTACTCCTTAATATAATTTTTTAAATTCTGCTACTATTGTATACATGTTGCCTGCATCTGCTGCAGCTGCAACTACAAGATTAACATCACTTTGATTACTGTTAGCTGATTTGTCAGTTTTTAATCCACCAAATTCTCTAAAATCCCAATAACCTGTTCCTGTTAAACCAATAATAGGTATATCACCATTATTATCTTCTTCATCTAAACGAGCAAAAGAGTCTCCTCCATTACCTGTATCACATGAAAACCAAAGTCTTTGTATTACTAAGTGTAAACAAGATTGACCTTCTACATTAGTTGCCATTGCTGACACGTCTCCAAATATAGTTGTTGCTCCTGTTCCGTCTGATTGATTTACTATTTTTATAACCACTCTAACATCATTTTCTTGCATGATAGTTGGTCCTGTTACTACGTCTGCCATAATCCCTCCTTAATCAAGATTACTAAGTGGGGCCAAAGCCCCACTCTAGTTAATTATTATTATTACGCTGCGAATACAAAAGTTCCAGTTGTTCCAGCACCTATAGATCTTAGTCTAGCTGACACATGCCATTTACCTGTTGTTACACATGTAAATATTATTTGTGAACCAATACTCATTAAATTAGTTGCCGCATTGGCTGGAGTATAAGTTAATCTTGTTTCGTTAGCTGTTGAAGTATCAAAAGTTACTGCATTACTTGCTCTAGATTCAAATACAGAACCTGTTTCAAGAACATCACTTCCTCCACAATCAAAAATTAAAGTAGCTGTTCCACCAGTTGTATCAACTGATTGAGAATGTATCACTATAACTCCTGAAGTTGCCGCTGGTAAAGTTGTTACCTGAGCATTTGCTCCTGTGTAAGGGTTAACGTTAATACCTGCAACATATGTATTTGTACTTGCTGTAGCTTTTGCAGTTACTGTTTGACCCGTTACAGTTGGCGCAATGTTACTACCATAAACTTCACCTATAAGTGTAGATGTACCACCAACTGAAACGTTAGTTGAATAAGTAGAGTTAGTAGTTACTGCACCTGTTGTTGAGCTTTTTGTTATATCAGAGAATCCGTTTTCTGAACGAACGATCCCTGTAAATGTTGTCGCTGCCATGTTTATATTCCTCCTAGAATATTTAAATGTAGTCCCTAGGGTGTCGACTATACGCGTCTACATTCAAAGTTTTTTTTATATATAGTGTGTAAATTATATTCTATTTTTAAATAGAGTGCAAGAGATCCTACAGTAAAAGTGCGATTTTAGCGATGTAGCTTTTGTTCTAAGTAGCTACAGAAACTTGCGGAGCAACGCCTTCAACGTTATTCTGCCTGTGAGCGATTTCAGCTTCTTCAAGCTTAATTTCAGTAATGACTTGCTTGATTTTATCGTCAAGCCTAACCATATCAAGAGTGTACCTACCATTAGATAGATGCTCCTGTTCCCACTTCAACTCCAAGGACCTTTTTGCTTTGTATAGGTCTTGTATCATCATTAACCTCCTCATAGGTTATTCGATTTATCTCATCATTATAGCTGTTTCCGAGATGCTCCCAAACTATACTGTTTTCTCCTAGTTTGTCAAGTATTGCTTTTTCAACACTTTCAGCTGTATCCTCAGCATGTTCAATATTAAATTTAGCATGATGACTATAGGCCCAGATATTTATGGAAGTTTTTTTCATTAGTTTTTCTTTCTATTAATTAAATGTGGCCGAAACATGTCCGGCCACAAAAAGTTTTATTGCTTACGAACCTTCAACACCGAAGATACCTCTAAAGTCAGAAACTCCAAAAGAGTATCTTTCTCTAGCTTTGTATCTAACGTTACCAGTATCAAAGTCACCTTCCATTGCAGTTGTCAATGGAGTTCTTGTGAACATTTTCATACCGTTTGGTACATCAGTGATAATGTAAAATGAATCAGTATCAGTTAGGTAATTGTTCACTCTGTAACCTTGAGGAATCATTCCCATTGATGCGATTGCATTAATGTCATTATCAGCAGTAGCAGTTCTACCTTGAGACTTCATAAGTCTTTCAGCTTGAAACTGATTTGCAGATGGAACAATCATTTTGACTGCTTTAGCTGCAATTCTTAAACCTCTTTCATCAGTCATAGCAGCGATATCAATCAATGCTTGTTCTAATGAAGTTTCATTTAAGTCTGCTTGTGTAGTTAAAGTGTTTTTAACAACAGTCCCACTTACAGTTGGGTGAGAAGTGTTAAATAAAGAAACAGCATCCCCTGAATCAAATGCGTCTGCCGTAGGTAGACCATTATTTAGTGGTGCTGCTGCTTTCACTTGTTTTGAGTTACTCATAGATCTTGCTAAAGCTTTTGTATATCTAGAAGAAATTTTATCGTAGAGATTATCTTCGATAGCTTCTTCTGTCAAAGCAAATGCTAAAGCAACAGTTTCATGAGTATATCTAGCTGTAAACGATTCTTGTGCAGAATCATAGTTTACTCCAGAACCCTCAAACTTAGTTGTTGCGTTTCCGAAACCACTTAACATTACTTCTTCTTCAAAAGCTCTGTCAGATGATTCGTTAGTATAAATCTCAGCATGCTGATTATCATACCTATTGTATTCCAGGCCGAATAGTGCATTCAATCCTGGCTCTAACTCTTTTACGAGTTGTGTTCTTGATATTGCCATAATTTATCTCCTATTCGTTATTATGTTCCAGAGCTATCAATAAATTGGTTCAAATTTTGAACAACTTCAACATTACAAAATGCTGCAGTTAAGTCCCCGTTTTCAGGGTCTTCAATACCTCTTAATAGTCTCCAAGTGTTATTTGTTGCATGTGTTGCCGCGATATCTAGCGAGTTAGATGACATACCTGTTGTAGTGCTTCCACCAGTATTGGCAGCTCCACTAAATGTATCCAAGATTTTAGCATGAGCGCCTGCAATAGTTGAAGCTACTGCTGCGTCTGTTGCTACTGTATATACTTGAAAAGGATTATCGTTTACATATGCAACGATGTCTCCTCCATCTTTCGCTGTTGCGGGTGTTATAGGACCATTATAATGATTGTTAAACGTTGGTTTCAACGTTGACGCATCCTCATAAAAGATACCATATAAAACACCAATTGATTCCGCTGTTGCAGCATCTTCTGCTGTAACAACATAACCGGCCGTAATTGCCACTGCTTGTCCGTAGAACAAATCTACGTTCACTGCGGCATCGATAAAGTATTTAGAAAGACCTTGAGTTGCAGGTGTATTACCTAACGTCCCAGATTGTCTAAAACCATATCCTGCTGTTTGTCTATTAGCCATAGTTTTATCTCCTTATGAACCTGCCCGTTAGGGCCTCCAGTTCGGTTTAATTTAATTCGTTGGTTAAAGTATATTTACTTTTTGCCACCGAAGGTTGTGCGAGACTGCCTTTCAACATTGATTGGCATACTCTTGTGCTCTTCCCTCATTAAATCGTTTTCTATAGCTTCATCTTGACCTTGTGCTTGTTTTTGAAAGTACTCAGTTCTTGATTTCGCGATTTCTTCGGGCACCCTTGCGAGTACAAGGCCACCTACTCCAATCACTCCTGCGTATTTACCATCAGTGACTACGGGATAATCAGAATCTTCGTATTCATCGGCTCTAACCAATTCATAACCAGATCTTAATCTTCCAGAAATATTTTTAGTGTCGTTAAACCCTAAACTTTCTGCTCGTATCCATCTGTGTCGGAATCCATCCGGCGCAGTCGGTGCATCTAGAGAAGATGGGGGAGTCCATACTTGTGGTCTTTCAGTTTTAGACCTAGTTTGACTCGCACGTGAAGTTACTTTTTTTTCGTTTTCGTTTGTCATATGCTTATGCTCCTTCCGTGAGTTTTATTTGTTTTGCATACTCTTCTAGTGGCACACCTAATTTTTTAGCTATCGCTACCTGTGATGATGTGAGTCTCACAGTTTTGCGTCCTGGTTTTACACTTCTATTCGCAGAAGCAACTGACTGAACAGGCCTAGACGTATTTGTTACAGTATTACCAAATTTATGTGGAAAGTCAACTTTTATTCTTTTGTCTATTTCTGCATAATATTCGTTTGATTTAGGGTCATAACCCTCACTATCTACTAAGTCTTTATGAATTTCAAAGGCAGTAAATGTCATTGCTCTATCTTGACCAAACCAACTGTTTTTAGAAGCCCAAGATTCTGCTTGTGGGTCTGGTGTAGGTAAAGATTGTGGTGTCTGTCTTTGATAGTTTTGATCTTGAGACAAATTTGCTGATGGTTGTTCAACCACAGTTTGTTTTGAATCTTTTAAAACATTTAATCTAGCGGCATCAATTGATAGTGTAGCAATTTTTTTATTTGCTTCTACCTGTGCTGCTGCATCTCCTGTTTCAATAGCTGTCGCAAGTTCTTTTTGCGCTGAATCCATTCCAGTAGTAACTCTAGTATCAAATTGTTTTACGTAATCATTATTTACTTGCTCATATTTTGATTCCGCAATTTTTCTTTTTTCTTCTACAGCTTTTGCATACTGAGTAGCAGCTTGTTCTCTACGTTCTGCTTCTCTCATCTTACGAGTAAGTTTTGCAATACGTGATTGAACACCTTGACTATAGTCTTCTAATTTTTCGTCTTCTTTTTGTTCGCCTTCTTGAACATTAGACTGCTCACTAGGTTCCGCAGATGCGTTTTTAGGTTCAGCAGTGTTTTCAATAATTGTTTCATTTGTTTCCTGTTTTACTTCTTTTATATCTTCTTCTGGTAAATTAACCTCGGTCTCTGGACCTGAAGTATCTATATCTACCATTACTTCATCTTTTTTTATTGTATTTGCTTCTGGCATAGTGTCCTTCCTATGTTAATATTTGTGGAGGATATCTTTTGGATCCTCTACGGTTGCTAAAACTTCATCTTCATTTAGAAGACGTACTTCTCCGCCATCAATCTCAATACGAGATCCTGCATAACGAGCAAAGACTACCCAATCCCCAACCTTGCACCATGGACCATTTGGATATCTATCTTTATCCATGTAACAAGCATCTCCCATCGCAAGTACGTTTCCGCATTGTGATGCTACTTGTTGTCGGTCTATAGTTTCACCTCCTAATAAGATTCCGCCTTTTGTTTTATCATTCATTCTGAAAGGTAAAACAAGCATCCTCCAACCAGTTGGTTGTGGTAATTTTGTTTCTTCTTTTGTAACTTCTTTTTTTTCTGATTTTTTTACGCCAACTAAATTTTTAGTTGGTAGTGTTATTTTTGGAGTTGTAGTCCCCAATATCGATGACTGTTCCTTCATTTTCTTGCTCCTTGTTATCTAGCAGGTTAGAGATTTCCTGTTTAGTTGCCTCTAGGGCGTTTATTTGTCCTAATATATACTTGTAATTTTCCATGGTGTCAACACCTGTTGTTACATGAATAGTTAAATTATCAAGTTTAATATTAATTGCTTTTAGTAGTCTTTCTATTTCCATTTTTTTTTAAAACTCCTTTTAATGTTTTAGCTTGACCTGCGTGTAATTTAGAAGCTTTGTTTAAACCTTTAATTACTTTTTTTATCTTTGTTTTTTTAATTTCCATATTAACAATCCCATTTTCTTAATGATTTATTTATTCTGCTGTTTGGATCTCTTGCAGTTTTAGCAGAAGTTAATTTCTTTTTCATGCCTTTCATTCTAGCACAAAAAGATTTACGTCTTGAACTTGTTTTAGATTTAGTAGGTGCTTTTAAAGTGCCACCTTTATAGCTTGCACGACCTTTAGCATTTAAACCGCCAGAAGGTGATTTACCTTCTTTTCTAGTCCAAGCTGCGCTTGCCATTACGTTTTCTTTTTAATAGGTTTAGCTGTCTTAGCTGCTCTTTTAAAATTAGCTGCAGTTGGTGCACCTTTAGTACCGGGGCTTCTCATTTTTTCACCTGAGCCGGCAGCAATTCTTTTTTTTTTAGCATGAATGTTAGCGTATAATCCCGTTTTAGCCATTATATACTACCCCCATTTTTTTTAAAACCCATTTTATTTCTTACTGCAGTCGGTAGTTTTGCAAGTCCTTTATTTTTTTTCTTATCAACAGGTTTTAAAGTTTTACCACCTGATTCATACATAGGTCGCATCATACCGCCACCCATTTTGTTTTGTCTATAGTCTTTTCTCATTTTTTTCCTCCTTTAAATATTTGTGTTCCTTTTATACCATAAATACTTGCAACAACAAGTATCCATAAATTTGTAAACCATTTTGGAAGCTCTGAAAACATTTCAAAAAACAATTTTACTTTGTCCATTGCTGTCGGATCGTCACTTAGGACTGCCCATGCCAGGATTGCTATGGGTAAACTTAAAATTATTAAAACTGCCTCATCTTTCCAATCTGATTGACGGGCTTCTAACAATTTACCTTGGTAAGCTTCTTCTCCAGATGCCATACGGGACGCATGCATTAATTGTGCATCTGACATTGCCATTTTAGTCTTCTGCTTGTTAGCGTAAATTTTACTACCAGCAGAGACGGCTAATTTAATTGCCGAAAACCACATGTTAGTACCAGGTTACGTCTTTTTGTTTTCTTGCAGCACCAGTTCCTTTAACAGGGTTTTTATCACCTTTAGCAATAAAATTTTTTCCTCTAAAACTTGTTTCTGATCTAGAGTCAACTATTTTTGCTTGTTCTGGCATAACAACTTTTTTAGATTTTTTATAATTCATCATAATAATATCCTTTTACCTATTTGATTTCATGTTAGCAAGTATTAATCTGTTTTCATTTGCCATTTCTTGTTTTTCAATAGACGTTTCAGCTCTTAAACCTGCTAATTCTTCGTTTTGATTTAGTTTTTGATCGGTAGAAGATTGATCTTGAACAAGTTTGGCTCTTTCAAGTTCTTGTTTTATCTTCATTTCTTGTTGTTTACGATCATTTTCCATTGCACGAAGATCAACTTCTCGTGATTTTAGTTTTAATAAAGGATCTGAATCAAATTGTGATGTAATTCTTTTCTCTTCCTTCATAAATTCTTCTGTCATCTCAGCAATCAATACCGCTTTTCTTGCTTCAATAGTCATAGATAATTGTTTCATTTGTTCTTCTACTTGTTTTTGCATTTGTGGATTCATTTGTGATTGTTGTTGCATCATTTGCATTTGTTGAAGTTGTTCCGCAAATTCCATTTCAACTTGTTCTTGTCCCATTAAAGAAATATGTTCTAAAATATTTTTTTGTATTGAAACCATAACTGGTGGATTATTTCTAACTAAATTAGTTTCCATAAAATTTAAATGAGCTGTCATATGTGCTTGATGATCTTGTCCTCTAAACGCTTTAAAAGGTTTTTGAGTTAATGCATCTATATGTTCTAACGCAGGATCTTTAGGTTCTTGTGGTGCCGGTGGTGGTAAAATATTATCTATATCTTTTACACCTAATGCCTCATACATTTTTCTGTAAATTGTGTACATATTATGTAACTCAGGATTAGAAGTTGCTAATTGTAATTCAGTTTGTGCAATTGTAATTCTTTGTGACATAGAAAAAATATTAGGATCTGCAACTGGAATAACATCTATTCTGTCATCAAAATCTGTTAATTTAATATTTCTTTCACCTCCTACAACATCGTATGGATATTCGGGAGGTAGATATGTTTTAAATACATTTGCTAATGTTTTAAATTCTTGTTTTAATGAGGAATATAATCTTTTATGAATTGCGGACATAACACGTGAACCACGTTCTAATAATGCAACAGTTGTGCCAACTGCAGCACCTTGATTACCGTCCCCTACTTGCATATCAGCAATAGCTGCAAATCTTTGACCAGCTTGAACTACAATACCCATTAGTTGTAATAATGTAGGACTAGGTTCTTTATATGGTAAAGGAAAAAAAGCATCTCTTAAATTTCCACCAGGAGCATCTACATCTTTAAATTCTCCGGGTTGAATTGGTTTTGCTTCGTCTTTTATTCTTATTCCCCTTTGTTTGAATCCAGCTGGCAGATTAGATAGCGTTCCGGCATCCAAGAGCTGCCTTAGAGCCGCGGTCGCCGTACGAGACAGTCCACCTATCATGTGGATTAGACCGAAACCATAAAAACCTAAACCTGGTAAAAATTTAAAATGTACAAAATAATCTTTTTTCTTTTTTAAAGGATCTTGTTCATCATAATTTCTTTTTATAGATAAAACCTCTCGTGTAGATTCTTCTATTGTTACAATATAAGGAAGTCTAATTCCTGTTGGTTCGCCATCGGGTCCCATGTCTTCAAACCCTTCGATGTCTAAATTAATATGACACTCCAATAAAGTGTACATGTCTTCTGTTTTTCCTGTTTTTCTTGTCCCATCTAATTCTCTTTCTTTTTGAGAAATTTTATCTTCAGTTTCTCCAGGTTTAGTTAATTCTACATCTCTGTAAAAACCATTAACCTGTTGTTTTCTTAAATCGTTTTCTGATATTTTAATAACATGAATAATCGCTTCCGCATCCTCTAATGAAGTAGCAGAATACGGAACGACTAAATCATCTGCTGGGACAAACTTTGAAACACCTCGTCCCAATAAATCGTCATAATAAACTTTTTTAAATGTTGAACCTGCTAGTGGTAAATGAAATAACATTTGATCAAATTCTGGTTCATATTCTTTCATGACATCCATAATTTGGTAATTCATAAAATCTTCTACTCTTTGTCTTTGTTGTTCTTTTTCTTGATCAACTGTTCCTAAAATTTGTGTTCTAACTGGTCCGTCTGCTGGTAATAATTCTTTGTAAGCTCCTGCTTGAAACTGTGTTACAGCTTCTGCAAGAACAGGATGTGTTGCACCGCTTGCTCCTTGAAAAGGTTCTGCTCTGTTTTGATATTTAAAACCTAAAAGATCTAAACCTTTTACATAACTATCTTCCCAATCTTTTCTTGATGATTTGTAATCTGTGTAATTAGATTGCATTTCAGATCCGATAGGATCTAAAATATCGTCTGGTAATAATTCTGCTAAATTGTCAAAGTGATTTTCTGTTCCAGGAATTTTAGACATACCTGGTTCAAAATCTAATTCAACACCACCATCTTCTAATTGAGTAACCTCAAAAGGCATGTCAGACTCAGTACCTTGATCTATAAGATCAACTTCTAATTCTGGTCTCTCAACTTCAACTGCATTATTTACGTTTGGTAGGGCTTTGTCTATTTCGGCCATTTATTTTTCCTTTTGTAATTGTTTTAACTTGTTTTAAGGGAACTTTCAACCCTTGTGAGCTAGGACCTTTTAAAGGAGGGATTGTCGTTGTCAACTTTTTAATCATTCTCCAAAGTCACTTAAATTATCTTCAAATTTAGTTCCGTCTTTAATAACGTCTTCAGAAATGTCAAATGACTCATCAACAATTTCCCCTGCATTAGCACGATCACTTCTTATAAATGCAGTACCTTCGTCATATTCTTCTAGTGTTTTAATAGGTTGACCATTTTTACCAATAATAGTTTCACCGGGTGAAAAACTCATGTAAGTTTCTTCGGTTAAGGGTCCACCATAATAACCAGCGTTATCAGCGTCATCGGCTACTTTTAGTCTTACAACTTCAATTTTACCGGTTGCAGTATCAGTTGTCATTTCATAATCCTTGTATTTTATAACTGTTTGTCTTTCTACTAAAGCACCTGTTTGAGTTATGTCGGTACCTAGGTTTTTAATTTTTGCAACTAAGTTTAAAAAATATGCCGGAGTTGTTGGACCAGTGCTTACAACTTTTTCAGCAACTTTTGCAACTTTAGGTAACTCACTTGATATACCTAATAGTTTAGCAAGGGCCACTGTTCCAACTGCACCACTTACTTGTAAAAATTCTCTTCGGTCCATACCTTCAGCTTTAGCTAATGTATCAATCTCTTGTTCTATTAATTTTGTTGTTTCAGCTTTTGATTTATTAATTCCTCTTGCTTTACCAAAAGCTTTTATTAATTTTAAACCTGGAAATATTGGTGCTACTAACTCTGCACCAAGTGACGCTGTTTCCGCAACTTTAACTGGCATTGATGAACTACCTCTTGCTATCATTTTCTTTTTTTCTTCATTGATAAGTGTATCAAGGCCCACAAATTTTTCTGTAGATGTAGGTGTTATGTTTTCTAAAAAATTTTTAAATATAGGTCCACCTACAAATTTAACATTATCTTCTTGTGTTGTTTCACCATAGTCAAGTATCTCACCAGCGTCTTCTCTTAAATAAGATGATTTAACTTTAAACATTGGTTTTTGTAATACATCAGAAATTAATTCACCTGTTGCAGGTAATACTCTTGCACCAAACTCACCAACTCTTAATGCAGCTTGTGCTGCCATGTCTGCGTAGTATGGAAGGTTTCTTGGGTCTGCTAAATCTGCAACTTGTGCAATTTTAGATTTACTATCATCATATGTAATTGGTGTGTCATCGATAGTTACATCATCAATGTTATTAAATTTAAATTCTAGTTCGTTTAAGAAATCATCGCCCTCCGGCTCATTAGGTCCTCTTGGTGAACCATTACCATAGTTAATCCTGCCGCCATTTGCATAGTTCATGATTTCTTGATCAGGGATCACGCCTCCTACACTAGCTGTCATTCTAGTACCATCATTAGG